ATACCAATTAAGTGCTATCGAAGATGTTGTTAATGAAGCGATTGTTAGTGATCTATATGACTCTCCTGTTGAAGTAGAATTATCAAACTTAAATGCTAGTGATGGTATAAAGAAAAAGATTAGAGAAGAGTTTAAATTTGTATGTGAACTTCTAGATTTTGATAAGAAAGCACATGAAATTTTCAGAAACTGGTATATTGATGGTAGATTATATTACAATAAAGTCATAGATCAAAAAGATCCACATGCAGGTATTCAAGAGTTAAGATATATTGATGCTTCTAGAATGAAGTATATACGCCAGATAAAGAAAGGAAAACCTGGTGATCAAATACAAAGATTAGCAAGTCAGGATGTTCAAGCTTTTCCTGGTATAGAGGAATACTTTATGTACACTCCTCAAGGATCAACTACACCATACACAACTGCAGGTGGAAATCCAGCAAAGGGAATTAAGTTAACAAGAGATTCAATTACATATTGCACATCAGGACTTGTAGATAGAAATAAAGGAACTACACTATCTTGGTTACATAAAGCAATTAAACCACTAAATCAATTAATGATGATTGAGGATAGTCTTGTAATTTATAGATTATCAAGAGCACCAGAAAGAAGAATATTTTATATTGATGTTGGTAATTTACCAAAAGTAAAAGCAGAACAATATCTTAAAGATGTTATGATGCGTTATAGAAATAAAATGGTCTATGATGCAAATACTGGAGAAGTTCGTGATGATAAAAAATTCATGAGTATGATGGAAGACTTCTGGCTACCTAGAAGAGAAGGTGGTAGAGGAACTGAAATTACAACTTTACCTGGTGGACAAAATCTTGGAGAACTTTCTGACATAGAATATTTCCAGAAAAAATTATATCGTGCACTAAGTGTTCCTGAGACAAGAATGCCTGGTGGTGGAGATGGTTTTAATCTTGGTAGATCTTCAGAAATTTTAAGAGATGAATTACAATTTGCAAAATTTGTAGGACGTTTAAGAAAAAGATTTTCAAATTTATTCAACGATCTTCTAAAAACACAATTAATTCTTAAAAATATTATTGCTCCAGAAGATTGGTCTGAAATTAGCGATCATATTCAATATGATTTCTTATATGATAATCAATTTGCTGAACTTAAAGAATCTGAATTATTAGAAGGAAGATTAGGTATATTAGCAACTATCGAACCATATATTGGTAAGTATTATTCTACTGAATATGTACGTAAGAAAGTATTACGTCAAACTGATGCTGAAATTATTGATATTGATGAGCAAATAGAAGATGAAATACAAAAAGGTATTTTACCAGATCCAAGTGCAGTTGATCCAATAACTGGAGAACCATTACCACAAGAGGGTGGTGGTGAACTCGGTGATGTACCACAAGATCCAGATGTCGAAGCAGAAGCACAAATAACTGATGCAGAGTATCAAAAAGATACCAAATCAGCAGAGATATAAATAAACATATTGCTATAATATAATCTTATGGAAGAATTAGTGGATTTGATTGCGACAGACGCTAGCCCTAGTGATGTATCTGATAAAATAAAAGATGCATTAATGGCAAAAGCAGCTGCTCGTATTGACGCTTTTAAACCTCATGTTGCTACATCAGTTTTTGATGAAGTACCAGAGGAAGAAGAGGTCGTTGATGAATTAGAAGATGAAGAATCAACTGAAGAGGACGAATAATGAAACTTATCACAGAAGAAGTCTCACAAGTTAAATTTATTACCGAGGGTAAAGGGAATTCTAAAAAACTCTATATTGAGGGTGTATTCCTACAAGGTGGTATTAAAAATCGTAATGGGAGAATGTATCCCGTTGACATTCTGGAAAACGAAGTCAACAGATATAATAAAACTTTTGTGAGTCAAGGGAGAGCACTTGGTGAACTTGGTCATCCAGAAGGTCCTACAGTTAACCTAGATCGTGTGTCCCACAAAATTACCTCGCTCGTAAGAGAGGGAAATAATTTTAGAGGTAAAGCACAACTACTTTCAACTCCAATGGGTAAGATTGCATCATCTTTGATAGGTGAAGGAGTCAAACTTGGAGTATCTTCTCGTGGTGTTGGATCACTAAGAGAGAGTAGTAATGGTTGTAAAATGGTTGGAGAAGATTTCCAATTAGCAACCGCCGCTGACATAGTAGCAGACCCTTCCGCACCAGATGCTTTTGTGAATGGAATTATGGAAGGAAAAGAATGGGTTTGGGAAGGAGGTTCACTCCGAGAACAACTCGCAGAAAGAACTGAGAAGCGTATTAATACACTTGTCACTCAAAAAAGATTAGAGGAAAAGAAGTTAAGTCTATTCCAAGATTTTCTAAATAACCTCTAAATGTAAAAGATCTATAAATAAGTATAGATTCTTACGAATTTAAATAAATCCACGGTAACTTTTTACACTAAATGGAAAACATCGAAGAAAACGTAGTCACCAAAGGTGCAAAACCTGCAGATCCAATGCCCTCATCAGGAGCATCAGTAGAAGATCTAGGTGGACCTACACCAGAAAACTATAAACCTGATGACGATTCAGCTAAGCTGAAGGATCCATCTGCAACTCTTGCACAAGTCAAGGACGTTGTTAATGCTAAAGCTGCAAAAGCAGAAGAGGCAGAAGTCGATGGAGAAGTTATCGAGGAGGAGGAAGCAACTACTGATGAAGTAGTCGCTGAAGAGGAAACAGCAACTGAAGAGGAATCAACAGATGTTGTTGCCGAAGAAGAAACTTCTGAAGAAGAAGTCATCGAAGAGGAAGAGGAGAAAATCGACATCGAAGCAGATGTTGCTGCTCTAATCGAAGGTGAAGAACTTTCAGAAGAGTTCCAAGCAAAAGCAAAGACTATCTTTGAGGGAGCAATCCGTTCTAAGGTTGCAGAAATCAAAGAGGAGTTGCAAGAATCTTATGCTACTGCTCTTGTAGAGGAGTTAGATAAGATTAAGGAAGGATTAACTGAAAGAGTTGATTCTTACCTTGAGTACGTTGCAGACGAGTGGATGCAAGAAAATGCACTACAAGTTGAGAACGGACTTAAAACCGAAATGACAGAGTCATTCCTAAGTGGAATGAAATCTCTATTTGAAGATCATTATGTAACTATTCCTGAAGAGAAATATGATGTACTCAATAGCATGGTAGACAAGCTTGATGAAATGGAGAATAAACTCAATGAGCAAATTGATCGCAATGTTGCTCTAAATCGTAGATTGGCAGAATCCACAGCAGATGTAATTTTTACAGATGTTGCTGAAGGTCTAGCAGACACTCAGAAGGAAAAACTCGCTACTCTTGCAGAAAATGTTGAGTTTGAAAGTGAGACAGACTATCGTGAGAAACTAGGAACACTTAAGGAATCTTATTTCCCAAGTAAAACTAGTGCTCCAAAGAGCACCTCTGAGAATTTATCAGAAGAGGTTTCAACAGATGAGGTACCATCAGAAGATGTTGCCCCTAGAATGCAAGCCTATTTGGATATCTTATCCAGAGCTGCGAAGAAGTGAATTTAACATTTATTCAAACAATAAACCGTAAGAGGTAAATTTCAAATGCAAATGTATAACACAGAACATTTGCAGGAAAAGTGGGGACCTATCCTCGATTTTGACGGAGTTGATCCAATCAAAGACGCACATCGTAGAAACGTCACCGCAATCCTGCTTGAAAACCAAGAAAAAGAATTAAGAGAGGAAGCATCTTTCCTTTCAGAGCAACCAACAATCACAACAGGTTCTGGAGCAATCTCCAATAATGTTGGTGGTGCTGGTTTTGGTGCAAAGGCTGCTGATGCAGGTCCTGTTGCAGGTTTCGACCCAGTACTTATCAGTTTAATTCGTCGTTCAATGCCTAACTTGGTGGCATACGATTTAGCTGGTGTACAACCAATGAATGGTCCTACAGGACTTATCTTTGCAATGAGATCCAGATTTAACAGTCAGTCTGGTACAGAAGCACTATTCAACGAAGCAGATTCAGCATTCTCTGGTCAGAATGAAGGTTTCGACCTAACATCTGGTTTCACTGCAACTGGTGCATCTAACGTTGGTTTAGGTACAACTGCTCAGAGTGGTTCAAATCCAGGATTACTTTCTGGTACTGCATCTCAAGCAAATGCTACTGACTACAACGTTGGTCAAGGTATGAGAACAGACGACGCTGAAGATCTCGGTACATCTGGAGATAACTTCAACGAGATGGCATTCTCAATCGAGAAAGTCACCGTGACTGCGAAGTCAAGAGCTCTAAAAGCAGAGTACAGTTTAGAACTAGCACAAGACCTTAAGGCAATCCACGGATTGAACGCTGAGGCTGAGTTAGCAAACATTCTATCAACTGAGATTCTTGCTGAAATCAACAGAGAAGTCATCAGAACAATCTACAACGTAGCGAAGCCTGGTGCTGCTGCTAACGTTGCAACTACTGGTACTTTTGACTTAGACACAGACTCCAACGGAAGATGGTCAGTTGAGAAGTTCAAAGGACTACTCTTCCAGATCGAAAGAGATGCAAACAGAATTGCACAAAGAACTCGTAGAGGAAAGGGTAACATGATCCTTTGTTCTGCTGATGTTGCATCTGCATTAACAATGGCTGGTGTATTGGATTACACACCTGCACTTAATGCAAACTTAAACGTTGATGACACAGGTAACACATTTGCTGGTGTTCTTCAAGGTAAGTACAGAGTATACATTGACCCATATTCTGCAAATAGTTCTGCTAACCAGTACTATGTTATCGGATACAAAGGTACTTCACCTTACGATGCTGGTCTATTCTATTGTCCTTACGTTCCACTACAGATGGTTAGAGCTGTTGGTCAGGATACATTCCAACCAAAAATTGGCTTTAAGACTCGTTACGGAATGGTTGAGAACCCATTCTCACAAGGTACAACACAAGGATCAGGAACACTTACTGTTAACGCTAACCGCTACTACAGAAGAGTATCTGTTACAAACCTTATGTAAGTCATATTGCATATTTTTTAAGGAGACCCGAAAGGGTCTCTTTTTTTGTGTCTAAATAGTAACATGGACGATAAAGAAGCTGCAAAACTTATTATCAAAAGATCAAAGAAAAATCCAATTTTATACTCACCCGCTGAGATTCTTTATGTTAAGAGAATCAAAAAATTGCAAAAAGTAAATGACTGATTCAGTATCACCCTTTGACAAACAGATAGCCAACAGGAACTATATGTCTCCTCTTGGGTTCAAATTAGTTTTAACAAAAACTCCAAAGGTTGATTTTCTTTGCCAATCTGCGAACATACCTTCAATAAGCATGGGAACTGCAATTCAACCATCTTATTTGAAGGATATTCCTGTGCCTGGAGATAAAGTTCTGTATGATGATTTAAACGTTCGATTTCTAGTGGATGAAAAGATGGAAAACTATCTTGCAATTCACAAATGGATCACAGGTCTTGGATATCCTGAGTCTTTAGGTCAATATAGTCAACTTAAAAAAGATGATAATAGAACAGACAGAAGAGTTAATGATTCTGCCGACCCTCTTTATTTTCAATATTCAGACGCAACGTTACAAGTTTTAAATAGTAACTATAAACCAAGTGTTCTGATTAATTTTAAAGATGCATTTCCAGTCTCACTTTCAACTTTAGATTTTGATGTCACAACTCGTGATTATAATTACTTCACAGCAGAGGTAACATTTAAATACACCATTTATAATATAACCGATCCAAGCGGTAATCGAATCGACAACTATTTTAAAAAATAATTTTACATGATAAATCTTGATAAGATTCAGTCCATGTGGCAAGAGGACTGTAAGATTGATATTGATAATATGCATGAAGAATCAATTAAGGTTCCTCAACTGCATTCAAAATATCATGAGATATTAAACAATCTAATTTTATTGCGAACGAAAGCTCAAAAGATACAAAAGAGTGTTCGTCATGAAAGATATGAATACTATTCTGGAAAGGCAGATCCAGAAGTGTATGAGAAAGAACCATTTCCAAAAAAAGTTAGAGATAAAGACGCACTAATTAGATATATGGATGCTGATGATCGAGTATCAGATGCAAATCTAAAAGTAGAATACTATGACGTGATGATAAATTATACAGAGAGTATTCTTAAACAGATATCAAATCGTACATATCAAATCAAAAATTCAATTGAATGGCATAAATTCCAAGCTGGATTTACATGACCCACTTAATTATCAAAAAGAAAAATGAAGTCTTTGTTACGATAGACTCGGAACAATATGTGTATCATGAACTTTCAGATCATTTTACATTTGAAGTTCCTGGCGCCAAGTTTATGCCGCAGTATCGTAATAAGTATTGGGATGGAAAGATAAGACTTTATGATATGAGAAAGAATGAAATATACACTGGTCTTGTAGATCGAGTCATATCATTTTGTAATCGAAAAGGATATACTTATGAGTTTGAAGGCAGTAAATTCTATGGTCTACCACTCGAAGAAAATGAGATGATATCTCCAGAGGGTGTCATGGATTATGTGAAGAGTATATCAAAACACAAACCAAGACCATATCAAATCATGGGTATTCATGATGCACTCAGACATAATCGTAAATTATTACTGTCACCAACTGCATCTGGTAAATCTTTAATGATATATGCTATCACAAGATATCATGTTGAACACAGTCGTAGAATTTTAATTGTAGTTCCAACTACATCTCTTGTTGAACAAATGTACAAAGATTTTGAAGATTATGGTTGGGACGTTGAGAAATATTGTCATCGTGTCTATGCTGGAAGAGATAAGATTAGTGATGATAGTGTTACAATTACTACATGGCAGTCAATTTATAAACTAGATCGAAAGTATTTTAATAACTTTAATGTTGTAATAGGTGATGAAGCACATCTATTTAAATCAAAATCTCTAGTTAGTATCATGACAAAGATGCTTGATTGTAAGTATCGATATGGATTTACTGGAACACTTGATGGAACACAAACACACAAGTGGGTATTAGAAGGATTATTTGGCCCAACCTATAAAATAATTCGTACAGATGAATTAATAAAGAAAGGATATTTGTCAAAACTGAACATCAAAGTTCTAACTTTGAAACACCCAGCAAGAAAATTTGAAAACTATGAAGATGAAATACAATATTTAATCACACATACACAGAGAAATAACTTTATTAAGAATCTTACTCTTGATCAAAAGGGTAATACTCTTATTTTATATACAAGAGTTGAGTCACATGGACTTCCTTTATTTGATCTCATAAATAGTAACAAGGAAGAAAATAGAAAATGTTTCTTTGTACACGGAGGAGTTGACACTGAGGATCGGGAAGAAGTTCGCACAATCACAGAAAAAGAAGACAATGCAATTATTATTGCCTCATACGGCACCTTCTCAACAGGAATTAACATTAAGAATCTTCACAACGTCATATTCGCATCGCCAAACAAATCAAAAATACGAAACTTACAAAGCATAGGTCGAGTTTTAAGAAAAGGAGACAACAAAATAAAGGCAACTCTATTTGATATTGCTGATGATATTACATACGGTTCCTCAAAAAACTATACTTTAAATCATATGATGGAGAGAGTTAAGATTTATAACGAAGAAAACTTTAATTATGAAATGCTTACGATACCTTTAAAAAAATGTCAGATAAATTTTTAGCAGTTGTAAAATTAAAAACAGGTGAAGAAGTGATTGCAAAAGTTGAACTTTCGCCCGAACTTGATGTCATATCTTTAGATTCTCCAGCAATGATTGGACACTCAAACTTTT